GTACGGTCGGCCAGTGTCTCGGGCTCGGGAGTGTTCGTCGATGCCAATACCGATGACCGCGCGCGGCAGATCTTTTTCGGCGGCACGGTCGAGGCGTTCCAGGTGATCATTCCGGATTTCGGGATCGTCGAGGGGCCGTTCCAGATCACCTCGATCGAATATGCGGGCAGCTACAACGGCGAGGCGACCTATGAGTTGAGCCTCGCCTCGGCGGGTGCCCTGAGCTTCACGGCGATCTGATGGCGAACCCTTGGACGGGGGAGGTGGCGGTGGTGCTGGATGGCACGCGTCATGTGGCGAAACTGACACTTGGGGCGCTGGCGGAACTGGAAGCGGCACTGGAGACCGGGTCGCTGATCGAACTGGTCGAACGGTTCGAGGCGGGGCGGTTTTCGACACGCGACGTGCTGGCGCTGCTGGTGGCCGGGCTGCGCGGCGGTGGCTGGAACGGCACCGCCGACGATCTGCGGACGGTCGAGATTGGTGGCGGGCCGGTCGAGGCGGCGCGGGTGGCGGCCGAGTTGCTGGCGCGCGCCTTTGCCGTGCCGGAGCCGCGATGACGGGCCTCGACTGGCCCGGTCTGATGCGGGCCGGTTTGTCGGGACTGGGGTTGAAACCGGAGGAGTTCTGGCGGCTGACGCCGGCGGAACTAGTGCTGATGCTGGGCGACCCGGCGGCCGTCCGGCCGCTGGACCGGGTGCGGCTGGACGAGCTGGCCCGCGCCTGGCCGGACAAAAAAGCAGGAGGCTGACATGCCGGTGACGGACGGATTGGACGGGCTTGCCGAACAGGCGGCGGCGCTGGAGACGAGCCTGGGGGGCGCGCAGGCGATGGCGGCGGCCTTTGATGCCGAACTGGGCCGGATGCGCGAGAGCATGATCTTCACGGGCCGTGAGGTGAACACGCTGTCGAACGGCATCGGGCGCGGGCTGCGGCGGGCCTTCGACGGGTTGATTTTCGACGGGATGAAACTGTCGGACGCGCTGAAATCGGTGGCGCAGAGCATGGCGGACAACGTCTACAACGTGGCGATGCGCCCCATTCAGAACGCGGTCGGCGGCGCGATTGCCACGGGTATGAACGACCTACTGAGCGGGCTCTTTCCCTTCGAGAAAGGCGGGAGTTTCGCGCAAGGTCGGGTGATGCCCTTTGCGCGCGGTGGCGTCGTGTCGTCACCGACGATGTTCCCGATGCGGGGCGGGCGCGGGTTGATGGGCGAGGCGGGGCCCGAGGCGATCATGCCGCTGGCACGCGGCGCCGACGGGCGGCTGGGCGTGCAGACGGCGGGCGGCGGCCGGCCGGTCAACGTGACCGTGAACGTCACCACGCCGGATGTGCAGGGCTTTGCCCGCAGCCAGAGCCAGATCGCGGCGCAGATGGCGCGCGCGCTGTCGCGTGGCGAGCGGAACCGCTGAGGAGAGGGACATGGGATTTCACGAAGTACGGTTCCCCGCGAACCTGAGTTTCGGCTCGGTCGGGGGCCCCGAGCGGCGCACCGAGATCGTAGCGCTGACGAACGGGTTCGAGGAACGCAACACGCCCTGGTCGCAGTCGCGGCGGCGATATGACGCGGGGGTCAGCCTGCGCAGCCTGGACGACCTAGGTGCGCTGATCGCATTCTTCGAGGCGCGGCAGGGGCAGTTGTTCGGGTTTCGCTGGAAGGATTGGGCGGATTACAAATCCGGGCTGTCCTCGCGCGATGTTGCCTTTGACGATCAGGTCATCGGCACGGGTGACGGTGTGCGGAAGATGTTTCAGTTGGTGAAGCGCTATCAATCGGGCGGCGAGGCCGTAGCGCGCGATATCTCCAAGCCGGTGGCGGGCACGGTGCGCATTGGTCTGCAGGGCGATCCGCAGACGGAATCGGTGCATTTCGACGTTGACGTGACGACCGGCCTTGTGGCCTTTGCGAGCGCGCCGGCGGTGGGCGAGACAGTGACGGCCGGTTTCGAGTTCGATGTGCCCGTGCGTTTTGACGCCGACCGCATTCAGGTATCGGTCGCCTCGTTCCAGGCGGGCGATGTGCCAAGCGTTCCGGTGGTCGAGGTGCGGCTGTGAGCGGCGCCGCGGCGCTGCGCGCGCATCTGGCCACCGGTGCGACCTCGGTCGCGCGGGCGTTTGCGGTGACACGGACCGACGGGGTGGTGCTGGGGTTCACCGACCATGACCGGGATCTGACCTTCGATGGCATCGTCTTTCGCGCCGACAGTGGGTTGACGGCGGGGGCATTGCAGCAGGCGTCGGGCCTGTCGGTGGACAACAGCGAAGCTTTCGGCGCGCTGCGGTCGGATGCGATTGCCGAGGATGATGTCCTGGCCGGCCGCTATGACGGGGCCGAGGTGCAGGCCTGGCTGGTGAACTGGGCCGACGTCTCGATGCGGGTGCTGCAGTTTCGCGGAACCTTGGGCGATATCACGCGTGTCGGCGGGGCATTTCGGGCCGAGTTGCGAGGGCTGGCCGAGGCGCTGAACGCGCCGCAGGGGCGGATCTATCACGGGCGTTGTTCTGCCGTGTTGGGCGATGCGAAATGCGGTTTTGACCTAAGTCAGCCGGGGTATTCTGATACCCGCCCGGTGGAAACGGCCAGCGAAGCACGGGTATTCGGGTTCGCCGATTTCGCGGGGTTCGAGGACCGCTGGTTCGAGAAGGGCCGGTTCACGGTGCTGACAGGCGCGGCCGCGGGCCTTGTCGGATCAGTCAAGAACGACCGGGTGACGGGGACGACGGGCCGGACGATCGAGCTGTGGCAGGGGCTGGGACAGGCGCCCGGAGCGGGCGATATGGTGCGGGTCGAGGCCGGGTGTGACCGGCGGTCGGACACCTGCCGATTGAAGTTTGCCAACTATCTAAATTTCCGTGGGTTTCCGGACATTCCGGGTGAGGACTGGCTGATGGCCTATCCGGCCGGATCGGCCGCGAATGACGGCGGGAGCCGGCGCGGATGACGGGCACGGGCCTGCGCGCGGTCGCCCTTGCGCGGACATGGATCGGCACGCCCTATCGGCATCAGGCCTCGGCACTGGGCGCGGGCGCGGATTGCCTGGGGCTGTTGCGCGGCGTCTGGCGCGGGCTATACGGCGGCGAGCCGGAGGCCGTACCAGCCTACACCGCCGATTGGTCGGAGCCGGAGGGCGAGGAGCGGCTGTGGGCGGCGGCGTTACGGCACCTAGTGGCCTGTCCAAGTGAATCAGACGTGGTCCCGGGCCGGGTGCTGTTGTTCCGCATGAAAGCGGGGTCGGTTGCCAAGCATCTTGGACTGTCCGCCTGCCAGGGTAGCGCGGACACATTCATCCATGCCTACAGCGGCCATGGTGTGGTCGAGAGCCCGTTGTCGTCGCCCTGGCGCCGCCGGATCGTGGCGCAGTTTGAATTTCCCGAAGGAGCCGATTGATGGCGACAATACTGCTTTCGGCGGCCGGTGCGGCCGTAGGGGCCGGGTTTGGCGGCTCGGTCCTGGGGCTGTCCGGCGCGGTCATAGGGCGCGCCGTGGGCGCGACTCTGGGCCGCGTGATCGACCAGAAACTCTTGGGCGGCGGATCGCGCGCCGTCGAGACGGGTCGCGTCGACAGGTTCCGGCTGACCGGAGCGAGCGAGGGCGCGCCGCTGGGGCTGGTCTGGGGCCGGATGCGGGTGGCGGGTCAGGTGATCTGGTCGTCGCGGTTTCAGGAGACCGTGACGACCACAAGCAGTGGCGGCAAGGGGGCCCCGCAACCAAAAGTCACCACCACCGAGTATGCCTACTCCATCAGTCTGGCGATTGCACTGTGCGAGGGCGAGATTGCGCGCGTTGGACGTATCTGGGCGGACGGCGTGGAAATCTCGCGCGATGATGTCACGATGCGCGTCTACACCGGCGCCGGCGATCAATTGCCGGACCCGAAGATGGAGGCGATCGAGGGTGCGGGCGTAGTGCCCGCCTATCGCGGTACGGCTTACGTGGTGTTCGAGGATCTGGCGCTGGCACAGTTCGGCAACCGTGTCCCGCAGTTCAGTTTCGAGGTGATGCGTCTGGCCGAGGTTGACACCGACGAGGTGCCCGACCTTGCGCGCGGCGTTCAGGGTGTGGCGCTGATTCCTGGGACGGGCGAGTATTCATTGGCGACGACGCCGGTGCATTATGCCTACGACGTCGGCGAAAACGTCTCGGCCAATGTGAACAGCCCGAGCGGAAAGTCCGACCTAGCTACGTCTGTCGAGGTTCTGGGAGAGGAACTTCCCGGCTGCGGTTCGGTGTCGCTGGTCGTGTCGTGGTTTGGCGACGATCTGCGCAGCGCGTCGTGCCAGATGAAGCCGAAAGTCGAGGATACGGAATTTGACGGCGTCGGCATGCCCTGGCGGGCGGGCGGCATTGACCGGGCTGCGGCCGAGGAAGTGGTGCAGTTGAACGGCCGCCCGGTCTACGGCGGGACACCTGCCGACGCGGCGGTGGTCGAGGCGATCGCGGCCCTGGGTGCGGCTGGACAATCGGTGATGTTCTATCCGTTCATCCTGATGGAACAACTGGCCGGAAATGCGCGGCCCGATCCCTGGAGTGGCGCGGCGGATCAACCGGTCTTGCCCTGGCGGGGGCGCATAACTTTGTCGAAGGCGCCGGGGCAGGCGGGCAGCCCGGACGGTACGGCGGGCGCCGCCGCCGAAGTCGCGGCCTTCTTTGGCACTGCGCAGCCCGGCGATTTTTCTGTGAATGGCTCAGCCGTGAGCTACGCGGGTCCCAACGAGTGGTCGTATCGGCGGTTCATCCTGCACTATGCGCATCTTTGTGCAGCCGCAGGTGGCGTGGATGCTTTCTGCATCGGGTCGGAGATGCGCGGTCTTACTCAGATACGCGGCGCGGGCAACGCTTTCGTCGCGGTGGCGGCGATGCAGCAGCTGGCCGCCGATGTGCGCGGCATTCTGGGGCCGGGCGTGAAGATAGGTTATGCGGCCGACTGGTCGGAATACTTCGGTTACGCCGACGGGACAGGCGACCTTTTCTACAATCTGGATCCGCTGTGGGCACATCCCGAAATCGACTTCATCGGGATCGACAACTACATGCCGCTGTCGGACTGGCGCGACGGGCACGACCACAAGGATGCGACCTGGGGGTCGATCTACAACCTCGACTACCTGGCCGCGAACGTCGCGGGGGGCGAGGGTTACGACTGGTACTACAACTCGGATGCGCATCGCGATGCGCAGACCCGGACCCCGATCACCGATGGCGCCTATGGCGAGCCCTGGGTGTGGAGGTACAAGGATATCCGAAACTGGTGGGAGAACGCCCACCATGAGCGCATCGGCGGTGTGCGCCAGAGTCAGCCGAGTGCCTGGGTGCCCCAGTCGAAACCGATCTGGTTCACTGAATTTGGCTGCCCAGCGATCGACAAGGGCACCAACGAGCCCAACAAGTTCGTCGATCCGAAATCGTCGGAATCGGTACTGCCGCATTATTCGAACGGACGGCGCGACGACCTGATCCAGATGCAATACTTGCGGGCGATGATCGGGTATTGGAACGACCCCGCGCACAATCCGGTGTCCGAGGTCTTTTCCGGGCCGATGGTCGATATGGCGCGCGCCCATGTCTGGGCATGGGATGCGCGGCCCTTCCCGCAGTTTCCGGGCAATACCACGCTATGGTCCGACGGCGACAACTACGCGCGCGGGCACTGGCTGAGCGGACGGGCAGTGGCGCAGCCGCTGGCGCATGTGGTGGCGGAAATCTGCGCGCGGTCAGGCGTGACGGATGTGGATGTGTCGGGTCTTTACGGGCTGGTGCGCGGCTATGTTGCCGCGGATGTCGGGTCGGGGCGGGCGGCACTGCAACCGCTGATGCTGGCATACGGTTTTGATGCACTGGAGCGAGACGGAAAGATCATCTTCCGCATGCGTGATGGGCGGGCAGATGCCGTGATCGGACCGGATGATCTGGCTGTAGGGGATGAGACCGAAGGCTGGGTGGAGACGCTGCGCGCGACCGAAGCGGAAGTGGCGGGGCGTGTGCGGCTGACCTTCGTCGAGGCCGAAGGAGACTATGAGACACGCGCGGTCGAGGCGATTTTTCCTAATGAGGAAGCGACCTCGGTCGCGCAGTCCGAAGTGCCGCTGGTGCTGATCCGGTCGGAGGGGCAGCGCATCGTCGAGCGGTGGCTGAGTGAGGCACGGGTGGCCCGCGACGGCGCGCGTCTGGCGCTGCCGCCGTCGCTCGGGCATCTGGGAGCGGGCGACGTGATCGACCTTGGGGCGGGGCAGGGTGCCGAGCTGTACCGGGTGGACAGGGTCGAGCAGGCCGGAGCGCTGGCGTTAGAAGCGGTTCGGGTCGAGCCGGGGGTTTACGAGCCGTCGGACGAGGCCGAGGAGCGCGTTGTGCCGCGCGCCTTCGCGGCGCCGGTGCCGGTCTTTCCGTTGTTCCTCGATCTGCCGCTGATGACCGGGGACGAGGTGCCGCATGCGCCGCATCTGGCGGTCACCGCCTCACCCTGGCCGGGCAGCGTTGCTGTTTATTCCTCGGACATGGACGCCGGTTATGTGCAGAACAGCCTGCTGGTGAAACGCGCGGTCATCGGGCGCAGCCAGTCGCCTCTGGCCGCCGCCCGGTCGGGTTTTTGGGACCGGGGGCCGGCGCTGCGGGTAAGGGTCAGCGGCGGGGCGCTGGCCTCGGTCACCGAGGATCAGTTGCTCAACGGAGCGAATGTCATGGCCATTGGCGATAGCAGTTCGGACAGGTGGGAGCTTTTCCAGTTCGCCACCGCGACGCTGGTCGCGCCCGCGACCTATGACCTGACGATGCGGCTGCGCGGGCAGGCGGGGACGGATGCCGTGCAGCCCGCCAACTGGCCGACCGGCAGCTACGTTGTCTTGATGAACGGAGCGCCGCAGCAGATTTCGCTGGCCTCCTCGGAACGCGACCTTGCGCGGCATTTCCGCATTGGCCCGTCACGACGTCCCTATGACGACCCGTCCTATGTACACAAGGTCGAAGCCTTTGCGGGCATCGGGCTGCGTCCGTTGTCACCGGCGCATCTTCGCGGGTCTCGGCCCGGCGCTGGCGACCTGCAGGTTCAATGGGTACGGCGGACGCGGGTGAATGGCGACAGCTGGTCGGCCGTCGAGGTCCCTCTGGGAGAGACGAACGAGGCCTATCTGCTGCGCGTGATGCAGGGCGCGACCATCGCGCGCGAGGTCACGCTGGTGCAGCCGAACTGGACCTATCCGCAGGGCATGCAGGCCGCCGACGGCGTGACCCGCGCGTTCGAAATTCACGTGGCGCAGCTTTCCGACGCATTCGGGGCCGGCCCCTTCACGAGGATCGATATCGATGTCTAACACAGCCCAACTTGGCCTGCCGCTGGTGCAACCGGCGCAAGCGCAGAAACATGTGACCGTGAATGAGGCGATGGCCCGGCTGGACGGGCTGGTGCAACTGGTTCTGAAATCGGTGACGCTGACGACGCCGCCGGCCGTGGTCGCGGATGGCGTTTGCTATGGCGTCCCTGCGGGAGGGGTGAATGCCTGGGCGGGGCAGGATGGCAAGATCGCCATCGGCAAGAACGGCGGCTGGGATTTCGCCGTACCCCATCGCGGCTGGCGCGCGATCGTCGAGGATACGGGCGCGCCCGCCTTGCACGACGGCACAAGCTGGCTGATCGGTCAGGTCACGATGTCGCCCAAGGGCGCTGGCATCGGTCTGCGGGTGCGCGAGATTGACCATGTGATTGCGGCGGGCGCCCAGTCGGCCACGGTCAGCGTCATCCCCGCAAATGCGGTCGTTTTCGGTGTCACGGCACGGGTCATCACCGCCATCACGGGCACGCTGACCAGCTGGCAACTGGGCAACCCCGGCGCGGTCGGACGCTTTGGATCGGGCCTCGGCCTGGCGCAGGGATCGTTCGCAAGGGGCGTGTTGTCGCAGCCAACCGCCTTCTATGGCCCCGAGGTGCTGCAGTTGGATGCAACGGGTGGCAGTTTCGCGGGTGGGGTGGTGCGGTGTTCAGTGCACTATCTGGACCTGTCGCTGCCGAGCCTCTGA